CGTTTCCATCGTCTTTTCCTCTTTCTTTTCTGACTTCAAGCATTTTCTGAAAAGCTTTTATATATCTTTCTTTGTATGCAGGAAATGTCAGTATATCTCTTTGTTTTTCTCGTTTATTTGCCAAAGGGCACAATATACATCCTACTCTGCTGTACCCCATATCGTACAACTCGTTGTATGCGATATTATTTTCGTGTATATATTCCCAGATTTCCGCATCTGACCAGTCGTAAATTGGATTTACAAGTATTGTTTTGTGCTTTCTTGCTGTCGTTACAAGCGTGCAATCCCACACTTCATCTTGTCCTTTCGCATCTTTAAAAACCTCTTCCGTATGCTCTAAACTAAAGTGCCTCGAATCTTTAAGTTTCTTTTCAACTGTCGAGAATGTATCTCTATTTTGCCTTTTTCTTGACTCTGCCGACCTTACCCCCAAAGCAACAACCCTGTTTTTTTCTGTGCCTTCTTTGAATACTCCGCAGCAGTACCGTACAAGCCTTGTAGGTGGTATCCCTTTTTCTACTATCAAACTAAACATATTTATCGGCTTGCCCTTATATATCGGCATATTCTTGTATACCTTTATGCCTTTTTCTTTCAGCTCCGCAAAAACCCTGTTTACGTGTCTATTTGTTTGCGGTGCATCAACAGTCGTAATGCTATGAGATACTTCAAAGTCTATGCCCGATTTTATTGCTAGATCCAGCAAGACATCACTATCCTTTCCGCCACTGTATGTGACGACTACAGGCTTATCATAAAAGTCTCTTACTATCTTTTCAGCTGTCTTAAAAGCCTCAATAGCCTTATTTATTTTCTCTTCGTTCACTTTTCTCCTTTCGATTCGCTTTATATACCCCCTAATTTTAGCCACAGTATGCCTAGAAGCTATTTTTATTGCCTTAGTGATACTTTTATCTACTGCACTATAAAAACGCCATATAACACATTTTGTAACGCCATTTAATTTTATAATATTAAATTTTATTAAAGTTCTTTTAGTTGCACCTCTACTCTTGCCGTCTCTGCGTAAGCTTTGTATACCAAAAGCAAACTCACTTGTGCATCGTCTGTGTAGGCTACTCCGTTGAGTGCATCTAATATGCTTTTGGCCAAATTGTCAGCATCTACCTTTTTTGTGTAGCCGACTTCTCCACTAAGCATCTTTTGTCTTTGTTTTTTACTTGTCGCCTTCGGTGGCTCAAAATATCCGCGTATAGTCGCACCAATAGCGCCTTCCAACTTCTTTCCGCCTGCTGCCATGTATGACTCTTTTACAAGTCTTTCATACTCTGTAGTCTGTCTTGGAGTATATGTCCTTACCGCTGTGCCTTGTCTCGAAAAACGCGGCCTTTGCTTGCCCAAAGGCTTGCCCGGCACCGTGAAGGCTATATATCTTTTATCTTCAGCCATCTGCTACTCCTTTTAGCTGCTGCATAAATGCTTTTTGCATATCAGCATCTATGTCGTCATTTCTTTGCTCAAAGTTATTGAATTTTGTACCTGTAGGCTTCTTTGCAGCAGATGCGCTTGCAGGATTGTACTTGTCTTGCTCTCTTGATAGCCATCCATTTACAAAGCGTCTCATGCCCATTTTCGTTTTTCGCTTTGCAGGATTAGCATCCGACCATCCCACCATCTTTCGCATCTCTTGAGCGATATCTACCGACGGATACAGGCTCTTGTACAGGTCTATATCTGCTTGAAAGAATGGGTAGCCCTCACCCGTGTTGGTCGGTATCTCAAATATTGCCTGCTCTTTTTCATCCGTCGCCTGCTTTTCTTTTTTTGGCTCCGCGCCAGCAGATATAATATATTCGGATTCGGATTCGGATTCGGATTCAGGCGGCAGTTCGCCGCAAGTCGCCGCAAGTCGCCGCGGATTAACATTTGTTACTTCTTTTTGTGGCTCATCTATCAGCTTAAGAAGATCATCAAAGCTCAATCTTTTCTTCAAGGCGTTACACTTAGGGCATATAAGTTTTAAATTTTTATCATTTACCTCCCCACCGTTTTCAAGCGGCACTTTGTAATCAAAATGGAAAGCGCCTGCACACATCTTTGCAAATCTGTATGCGTTCGTCTCGGTAGTTATGTATTTGCCACACTTTGAACATTTAAAATTGTCTCTTTCTAATATTTCAATTTTCAGCTGCATCGGTACAGCTCTCTTTGAGTAATACTCATTTGCAGAGTAGTCCTGCGGCTCCGGATACTTCTCTTTTGTATCCCTTATTCTTTGGTGGTCGCTCCATCTTGGAAATACTCCATATAAATGCTTTTTTTCAGTATCTGTATAAAAAGCAATTTTCTGTGCTGCGGATAGGTCTTGCAGTGCGTCTTCAATATCCGAAATGCTAACAATCTGTATCTCTCTTGGGTATAGTCTTGCTAACATGATTTGAGAGTCCACACTGAATCTTCCGTAGTCATCAGCATAAGTAATAAGGCGCTTGTATAAGTCTTCTGCAAATATGCTAACTTCTGCCAAGGCTTTACTCTCATTGATGCTTTCTTTTAATATTCTGTTTGGCATTTACCTACTCTCCTTATATCAAAGCAAAAAGGGCACCATACTTATATAGTCGTGACACATAATCAAAAGGAACTTGATACCTAGTTTTTAAGCATTTATATTTCTTTTGCTATATGATGCCCTTATGCTATGATTTTTTCTTAGTCTTAATTACTCAAAAAGCGCATCGCCTATGTTGCCGTCTCCGCCCTCTTCTTTCACTCCCTCCTGCTTTCTTGTATTTTTCTTTTCTGCATCTTCATTCTTCTCTGTCGCCTCACCGTCGACAACTTTATCGCTGCTATTTTCTGTATAATTATTCACATCTTCCTCAGCCTCCACATATGATTTAGTGCCATCAGAATTTATCACAGCCATATCTGAATCTATGGCTGTCACTAAATCTATACTCATGATGCCCCATTTGCTTATCAGCTGTCTGAGCATCGTCTTGTAGGCCATGCCGTCAAAATCTTTCGACCAGAAAGTATACTGATTGCCCTTCCTCTTATCTGCTGCATATCCGGCAGAGTACTTTATCGCATGAGCTTCCATCTTTGCTTTGCTCCAGTACATCGCCTTTTTAAAGCCGTTTACGTACTCAAACATCGCATAATAGCCGATTGTCGGTGCCTTTTCTCTTTCCTCTTCGTCATCTATCAAGTTGACTTCTATCTCTTCATTAAGCGGATCGTATCTAACAAGCTCACCTTCTTTTATTGCCAGTACATTGATTTTCTTGTACTGCCCCGAGCGGATAGCAAGTTGGATGTATCCCTTGTACCCAAGCTGAAACTGCGCCACCTTGCCATCTTTATTGTTAAATGGAACAAGGTAATATTGGCCAAGTTGTGGACTTGGTGAGAGATTAAGACTCTCTCCAAGCAATGCAGCAGATAAGATACTTGAATTACTGCAGGTCTGTAGTTCTTTGTTGTTGTTTACCGCCGACACGATAGCGCTTATAAAGCGCGTGCCGTTTTTGCTTCCTACTACCTTGTTAATTTGCTCTTTGACTGCATCCGCTGTCAAATATGCTGTGAAGCCTGTCGCTTTCTTCTTTGCTACTAAACTGTTTTGTACTGCCATTTTTATATCCTCCTAATTTTGATATTTTTTAATTTAAACCAAGCCCCCAGCGCCCTTGCTTCAGTGCTGGTTAGGTAAGCTTCAAATCTTACCCATGCTCTTTTTTCTTCTGTGACTTCCTCTGTTGTAGCAGCTGCATCTTCAGATACCTCTGCGCTTTCCTTGCCATCCACTACATCTGCCTCAGCCTTTTTCTTTGCAATCTCTACCATGTACCTTGCTTTTTCTAAAGCCTCATTGATATTTAAAGTATCTTTGTACACCTCTGTAGCTTCAAAGCTGTACTCTTTTAAATCCGCGATTGTCTTAAGATTGCATTTGATACTGTTAAACTTATTACTTATTACAGTTTCGACCATCTTCAGCGATATACTCGCATTTAAAAACTTATCTTCAAATATCTGCTCAAAGCCGACAAACTCAAGCTCTTCACCTGCTGCATCTTTTAGCTTCTCAAATAGCGCCTTGACCTCTTCAAGTTTCTTTTTCTTTTTTTCTTCCTCATAGCCTTTGATTTGTGAGTCTATCAAGGCTACAGGCTCTTTTATAACCGCAAGCAAGTCTTTTATTTGTGCTTCAAAAGCTTCGTAAGGCTGCAAGCACTGCTTTTTAATCTCTTTTCGCTTGCTATCTATCGCAGTCGCCAAGGTGTTCAGCTTTGCTCTATCAGCTTTCGCTTCTTTGATTTGGTCTTCTGTATATACAAGACCTTTGTATTGCTCAAGCTTCTTTACAAGCTCTGCTTTAAGTTCGTCGTAATTCCACTCAATCGCTTTTATAAAGCCATCTTCACTCGGATTGTATATCTTTAGTTCCATAGTCCTCCTTTTTCTTTGCCTTTTTCCCGACGCCGGGGAAATGGTATCTTTATATATCCGGAAGTATTAGATCGGGCATCCTTTTAGCCTCTACACACTTCCAAAACTTTCTTTCTTCCTCCGCCAAATACTCTATATCTCCCACAACTTCGCTTCTTTCGATAAAGTAGTGCTTTGTCTGCAGGTATATCTGACCGCCAAACTCACTTTTCAGCTGTGCTTTAAGCACTACAAAGTCAAATTCCGTGACCATCAAGTAATGCAGCACTTGTATAAAGTAATTATCGGGTATCCTGTCTTTCCACTTTTCTTTTTGCATACTCTGCAATATATTGGTTGTTTTTATCTCAAGTATGCCACGCCTTCCATCTTCGTCTGTAAGCTCACCGTCAAGGCTTGCGTGGGCAAAGGGATACTTGCTATTTAAAAACATATTGTTATCAAAGTACTGCACTTTATACTGCGGAAAGTCTAATCTGAACAACTCTCTTAGATGCTCCTCCGCCTTTGTACCGTACAGCACATAAGGTTTATCGGATATGTCAGGGCTTTCCTTTTGCCCCGTCTTTTCTAAGTACAAATCGGTATTTGTTTTATATGGATTTAGCCCCACGATTGCGGCGGCATCTGAACCG